TGAATTTATTTTATTAATATCATAACTTTTTTAATTCCTTTAAAAAATATATATGCCATTCTTTAAATCACAAAAAGAAATCGACAAAGAAAAAGCAAGTGCAATAAATGCCGTTGTTGACAGGTTGGAAAAATCTTTTTATGGTTCGAATTTCGGTTCGGGAATTATGACCAACAACGAAGAACAATATTCACCCACAACAAAAGAAGAATTGCTTTTTTTATACACTAAATATCAATGGGTATTCAAAGCGGTTTACGCAAATGCGAACGCCATTGCGGGGTTGCCCGTGAAGTTGACCCAATTGGGAAACCCCGAAAACATTTTAAAAAGCGGGGAAGCGTTTTCAATAATTGAAAGCCCGAACCCGTTTCAATCGTGGTATGATTTCATTGAAGAATTTATTTCATATGTTGAACTTGTTGGTGATGCGTTTGTTGAAATTGGTGAAACAAAACAGCTTTATAATTTGCGCCCCGATTGGGTTGAAGTTAAACCCGATTACAAAACCAAAGTGAATGGCTATGAATACAAGCCCAATGGTTGGCTTGATACTGTTTTCACACCCGAAGAAATTATTCATCTTAAATATTTTCACCCAATTTCAAATCTTTATGGGTTATCATCTTCACAACCCGTTCTTGATTCAATTAAGCTTGATTTATATGCGGTTAAATATCAAACAAAATTCTTCAAGCAAGGATTCGGGGGAACAACATACGCAAAACTTGATTCGAAAGAAGCGGTGACCCCAACCGAATTTGAAAGATTGAAAAGTGAACTTCAAATTGATATGGCGGGAATTGATAATTCCCACAAAATTTCTTTGCTTGAAAATACGGAATTAAGAAGTACTGGTGTAAATCCCAAAGATGCTTTGTTGGCGGAGCAAAAGATTATGAACCGCAATGAAGTTCTTTCTTCGTTTGGCGTTCCATTGATTGCGGTGATGTTGACCGATGAAAAAAGTTCCACATATAACAACACAACCGAACAAATGAAAGGATGGTGGGGAGTCACCTTGACCCCGAAGAAAGTCAAGATTGAAAATATAATGAACAAAAAATTGTTTCACCCGATGGGCGTTCATTTCGAATTTGATGCTTCGGGCGTGAAGGCAATGCAAGCCGATGCAAAACTTCAAAGCGAAGTTGCAAGAAATTATGTTTCGGGCGGGATTATGACCCCGAACGAAGCAAGGCAAAAATATTTAAATCTTCCCGAAATTGAAGGGGGTGAAGTTCTTCAATCAAGCGTGGGCGGGGGCTTCGGGATGAATACGGAACTTTTAAAAGCAATAAATTCGAAAAAAAAAAATATCAAACGATATAGTTTATAATAAACGTGAAGATATAGTTTTCAAAAGATTAAAAAAGCTCTTTGATAGTTTCTATAATAGGATATTAAACAACATCGGGTTCAAGGATACCGAAATAATTGTAAAGAAAGCGATTGTGGGTTCGGCGGTTGGGTTATTGAATCCCGAAATTGCAATTGCAAACCTTGATGATATTTCACTTCAAATGGTTCGGATATTGAACGAAACCGATTCCGAAACATTAATGGATTTTATGAGTTCTAACTATTCCCGCATCACGGGGATTCCAACGCCCGAAGGGGTTATTGCAAACGGAACAAATGCGGTTCGGGAATTCACGAATGTTTGGGCAAAGAATTCAACCGATGAAATAATGAACACGATGCGGGGCAAGGTTGCGGGGGCAATCGAAAAAGGTTTATCCGAAGAACTTGGAGTGAATAAAATCACGAATAACTTGCGGGAAATCTTCAAAGGAAAGAACGGTGACTATTCCCCCGCCCGCACAATTGCACGAACGGAAACCAAACGGGCAAGCAATGCGGGGAAGTTCGAAGCTTATAAACAAATCCCCGAAGTCAATAAAATTTGGGTTGCGGGGGGTTCGGGCTTTGGGCGTGAAGATAGAACCTGGCACACCAATCTTAATGGAAAGATTTTGAAGATGAATGAACAATTCGAAATCATTCCCGATGAAAATGCGGGGAATCTTGGGGTTGAATATTGTTTATATCCGCACGATACAAGTTTAAGTGCGGGCAATGTTGTCAATTGTATCTGTGATATTCAAGAAACTTTTGAAGAACCAAATTGAAGGGAATAAAATATGAATGTTAAATTGCGAAATGATTGGTGTGAAGCGGTTGTTGATTATTCGAAAGAAAAATCATTATCAAACATCAAGAAGGCGGAAGCAGTTTTAAAATCAATTAGAGAATCAAAGATTGATTTTAAGCCATTGGGCGAATTATCCGTTGAACTAATAAAAGGAATTGAAGAAAAATCGTTCGTTGAAATCAATGCCGTTGTTCTTTCAAAATGTGTTGATACATATTCAATCGGAATCCGAAGGAATAGCACAAAGCCAACAATCGAAGGGAATGAAAATATTCTTGCCGTTGTAAAGGGTGAAATGAACATCGGCGATAATATTCTTTTAAAAGCTTGCAATATAAAAATTGCGAAAAGCGATAATCTTGAAACCTATGGTGTTGAAGTTAATTCGGAAGATATTCAAGAATATGAATTGTCGAAATCGGAAAAGATTGATGATGTTGTTTCGGTTATAAAGAAAGCCAATAAAATGGGAATGGTTGAAGAAGGCTTGAAAGTTGAATTAAGCAAGGCGAATATTTTGCACACGGGAAACAAGCCGAAGAAGGAAACAAGCGGTTCGGTTGGCTTGGAAATCACCGAACTTTTCAAAAGTGATTCTTTATTGAAAGAAGGTATCATAAAAGGCGTTGTATATGCCCCCGAAGAAGTTGACCTTCAAGGCGATATTGCAAGCGAAGTTGAAATTGAAAAAGCTTGTCACGGGTTTATGATGAATTATCTTTGTTTGAATATTGAGCATAAAGTTTCAATTGATGATTCACAGGCAAGCGTTGTTGAAAACTATATCGCCCCGTGTGATTTTATTGAAGGAAGGCAAAAAATAAAAAAAGGTTCTTGGGTTGTTGCCGTTCAATTGTTCGATGAAGATTTGAAACGGGCATATCAAAGCGGTGAATTAACTGGATTCAGTTTTGAGGGAGATGCAAAAATATGAGAAGGATATCTGATATTAGAGTTCACACAATCGCCCTTTGCAAAAAAGGGGTAAACAATAAAACCGTTTTCTTGATGAAGGCGGAAAAATCGGGGGGTTCAAAAATGGATAGAGAAACCGCAATCAAATTATTAAATGCTGAAAACATCAACGAAGAACAAAAAACAATTATAAAAAACGGGCTTAGTGATGAAGTCAAGAAAGAAGTTGAAATATATCTTGAAGCGCAAAAGGATATGAAAGAAAAAGCGGATGCCGAAAAGAAGAAGGATGATGAAAAGAAGAAGGATGATGAAAAGAAAAAGGATGATGAAAAGAAAAAGGATGATGAAAAGAAAAAGGATGATAAAAAAACAGCCGATGAAGATGGTGACAATGATGATGAAAACAACGGCAATGATGATAAAAAAGATGGTGACAACAACAATGATAACAAGGATGATTCTTCGGATGATGATAAAAAGAAAGATGGCAACAATGATGATGATGAAGATGAAATCGATGATGCTCAATTCAAAGAAATGTTGAATAACAAATTGAAGGAAGAAGGGCTTGATGAAAAAGCCATTGAAGAACAAGAAATTGAATTCGCCGATTAAAGATTATCGGAAAACCAAACAAAAAAGGAACTTAAAATGAAAAAGAAAGAAGCACAAAAAATTATTGATGCAAGTATTGCATCAATGAAAAAATCAATTGTAACAAGAAAGGCGGGTTTTCATTCAAATGATTCCGTTCTTCTTGCAAAGTCAACCGATGAAAAAACCGTTGAACTTCAAAAAGCATCGGATGATTTGTATTTAATGTCAAAAATTTGTAGAAAACCAGTAAAAGAATTAAAGCTATACAAATCTTTTATTGGTAAATTTGGCGGAAGAAGCGAACTTGCGAAGGCTATGAATTTATCAACAATGGCGGATTTTGTTCCAACTTCTCTATCAAATGATATTGTTCAGCTAATTGAAATTGAAAGAAAGGTTGCAAACCTTTTTAATGCAATTACAATGCCAACTTCACCTTTCCAGATTCCCGCCAACCGTGGAAGGCAAACCGCATATCTTATCGGTGAAGGTGCGGATGCAACAAAATCCGATATCACCGATGGAAAAATCACATTCACCGCTTCAAAGATTGCAACCGCTTCCGATGTGACATATGAACTTGATGAAGATGCGATTCAAGCAACACTTCCATTGATTAAATCCGAAATTGCAATGGCGCAAGCCGTTGGGGAAGAAGCTTCTTTGGTTCGTGGTTGTTCTGATAATTCAATTGAAAGCGATAACACAACCGCAAGCGATGTTCGGCGGGCGGTTGCTTCGGGTTTAATCAAATCCGCAATTGTTGCTTCAAGCACACGGGATATGTCAACATTCACCGCCGAAAACCTTCTTGCGATGCGTGGGGATATGGGCAAATATGGCGTTCGCCCTTCCGAACTTGCGTGGATTGCTTCGGTTAAAACCCTCAACAAGCTTATGCTTGTAAAAGATGCAAGTGGAAATCTTCTTTTCGCAACCGCCGATAAATACGGTGCGCCCACAAATACAACGGGTTCGGTTGGAAAAGTTTTTGGAAGCGATGTGATTGCATCCGAACAAATGCGTGAAGATTTAACCGCAACGGGAACATATGACGGTGTAACAACTACATATACTGGATTGCTTCTTGTCAACAAAAGATGTTTCCTTCGTGGAATCAAAAGGGGATTATTGATTGAAACCGATAGAAACGTTCTGAATCAG